TATCGTTCTATGTGGGAAAAATATGTTTTTATGTGGTGCGATAAAAATCCAAGTGTAAAATACTGGAGTTCAGAAGAAGTAGTTGTTCCATACTATTATGAAGTTGATAAAAAATATCATCGTTATTTTGTAGATGTAAAAATAATATTTGAAGATAAGACATTGCTTGTAGAAATAAAACCAGAAAAAGAAACTTCACCTCCAACTGGAGCTCGCAAGACTAAAAAGTATATCAGTGAAGCATTGACATATGTAAAGAATATGAATAAATGGGAAGCAGCAAATGAGTATGCAAAAGATAGAGGCTGGGAGTTTCAGATATGGACAGAGAAAACATTACAATCTATGGGGATCATGGCAAAAGAAACTGGTAAGTTAAAACAGATGAAACCCTTAAAACCATATCGCAAAAAATCTAAAAAATCATATAAATAATGGCATGAGTGGTTTATTTCAAAAACTAGAATATGAAGCATTTAGAGCAGGCATTACTCCTCGCAGTGAGGAGTCACGTCAGTGGTTTATGAATAAAGTGAGAAACTTAAGAATTCCTAATAGACTGGAATTGATGAAAGAACCTCAATTAAGACTTGCAAATCGTCAATTGATTGGTTCTATGAATATGTTTTTTTATGACGCTAAGCATAAAGATACACTTCCTTATTTTGATAAGTTTCCTCTTACAATTATTGTAGGTCCTGCACCTGGCGGGTTCTCAGGATTAAATCTTCATTATTTACCTTTGGCACTAAGAGCAAAATTTTTAGACGGTTTGCTTGATATTACAAACAATAAGAGATACGATGAATCTACTCGATTTGCTCTTACTTATAGCATGTTACAAAGAACATCAAAAACTAGATTTTATAAAGCTTGTTATAAACACTATTTAATGAGTCATGTCAAATCTAGATTTGCTCGAGTTGAAGCACCTGAATGGGAGATTGCTACATTCTTACCAATGGCAGATTTCCAAGGAGCAAGTGCAGCAACAGTTTGGAAAGACTCAAGGAAGAAGATAGGAAGATATGTCTAGTATCGATCAACTTAAATCTCTAGCTACAACCAAATTAGGATTTGCACGCACCAACCAATTCTTAGTAAATCTTCCTACTGATTTTTCAGGCGGTGGATTTCTAAGTCAATTAACAAGTGTGTTAACTGCAGGAACTCTTGGTGGCGGAGATCTTAATCTTCTTTGTGCTCAAGCTTCTTTACCAGGTAAACAGATTCTAACTTCTGATAGACGTATTGGAATGGAGTTTCAAAAAGTGGCATACGGATATGCTGTACAAGACGTATCACTCACATTTTATGCGTTGAATGACTATGGTATTAGAAAATATTTTGACTCGTGGAAAAGCAGAATTATTGATGAAGAAACACATAAACCAGCGTATAAAGCTGAATATGTTAGACCAGTAAAAATTCACCAATTAAGAAAACCAATTTTTAATGTAGGGTTAGATATCGGTCCTATAGATCTTAACTTAGGAATAGGTGGATCTACGGTTTATTCTGTAGAACTAATCGATGCTTTTCCTACAACAATCAATGCAGTTGAACTAAACAATGAACTTGACGGCCTTGTTCAAGTTTCAGTTGAATTATCATATACAAATTGGACTACAAGAACAGGTGGTCCACTTGGTATTGTACAAGCGTTTGGCGGCTTAAATAGCGTATTTTCGTAATATAAGGAGTTTATAATGGCACTGCCTAAATTGAATGACATTCCACAGTATGAATTAGACATCCCTTCGACTGGCCAAACAGTAAAATTCAGGCCATTCTTAGTTAAAGAACAGAAAATTCTACTTATTGCATATGAATCACAAGATAAAAAACAGATTCTAACAGCAATGCTTAACACTATTGAATCTTGTGTACATGACTCAATTGATGTAAAGAAATTATCTACTTTTGATGTGGACTATATGTTTACACAAATCAGATCTAAATCTGTAGGTGAAAAAACAAAACTAAATGGCATTTGTAATAAATGCTCAAATTCTACAGAGATCGAAATTAACTTAGAAGAGGCAACATTTGATTATGTACCAAATAAAAATAACATAGTAAATGTGTCAAAAGATATATCGATACAAATGAGGTATCCTTCTTATTTCGAAATTATTAACAATCCTGTGATTATATCTGATGAAAGCACTGCAGCTGAAATTATGTATGAAACATTGATGATGTCAATGGAATCTGTAATGACAGAAGAAGAAAACATTCTAATAAGTGATGAACCAAGAGCTGAGGTAGAGGCATTTATCAATTCATTGAATAATGATCAGTTTAAGGAAATCAATTCTTTCCTTGAAAATATTCCTAAACTAAAATATGAATTAGATTACACATGTAGCTCATGTGGTGAGACAAATAAAAAAGTCTTGGAGGGCTTAGACGATTTTTTTTCCTAAATCTCTCACATGATAGCCTAGAGAATTATTATAAGACTAATTTTCAGTTAATGCAAAATTATAATTATTCTCTAAATGATATAGATTATATGATGCCATGGGAGAGAGAAATTTACATCTTCATGCTACTTGAAGATATAAAAGAAAAAGCTGAGGCTAGAAATAGATGGCAACAATAGGCAGACCAACAACATTAGCTGACTTGAGAGACAAACTCGAGGAAAGCGATTCCAAACAGGACAAGCTTGTAGAATTACAATCAGAAACCACGCGTGGAATTGATAAACTCGTAGGTTTTGCAAAACCAAAGCTTGATGACTTAGAAAAACAACGAGAAGAAAGAGATCAGGTAGTCACAGCAGTCAGGGAAGATGCTCCTGTTGCAGTACAAAAAGAAACCGGTCTATTTGGCAATTTGCTTGATTTCTTAGGAATTAAAGAAATAGGTGATATGGGTAAGTCAGCACTGAGTGGAATAGGAGGTTTGCTCGGCTTAAATATTCTTAAGAATTTATTTACTGGAGATGCAAAGGTAAAATCAAAAAGACCGGGTATTGGTAAGCTTCTAAAGAGAGGAATTATAGGTGGTCTTCTTATTACTCTTGCAGATGAAGTAGCTACTCAGGTTGAACAATATACAGGATCTCAACTAGCTGGAGATGTAACTGGTTTTGCTATGACTGGAGCTGGACTAGGTTCTCTCTTTGGACCGCCAGGCATGATTGCTGGTGCATTTATAGGAGCAGTAAATCGATATAGTGAAGAAGTAGCAAAGAAAATAAAAGAAGAATATGATAATAAAGATATGAACGTTCTTGCTGGTGAAGCAGTCCAAAGTGGATTGAATATTGGTGCTGCAACAGCTGGTGGTTTCCTTGTAGGTGGACCTGCAGGAGCTATTGTTGCTTTCTTAGGATCTGCTGGATTAGAAACGGCTAGACTTCTCAAACAATACCAAGATGATCCAGAATTCAAAAGACAAGTAGATCTTTTGGGAAAAAAAATAACAGAAAGCATAAAAGGAATTATTGAACAGTCTAAAAATTATTTAGATAAAATATTTGATCCTCTTATTACTACTGAAGCTGAAATGAATGCATACAGAAAAGCTAATCCAGAAAAGGCTGCACGAGAAGATGCAGTACAAGATGAAGTAAATAGGTTAGCAAAGCAAGTCCTAGATCGTACAATTAGTCAAGAAGATCGTGATAGGCTATTCAATGAATTAACGCCTGAATTAAACGAGCTTAGAAAATTCCGTCAAAACTTTATGTCTGCAGAAAATCGAAAAGAACGTGGTCCAATACCACCGATGCCTGATGAATCTTCTTCAGATGCTGACACAGAAGCAATGAAAGATGCTGCAGCTCGAGCAGCAGAAATCACATCAGAAAAAATATCTGCTTATTTGTCTAAAAGAGCAGAGATTGTAGATTATGGCAAAATGAATCTAAGTGCAATGAGAGGATTTTCGTCTGAAGTACAAGAAAAGCAATTAAGAGCTCAATTAGGAGCAGATTATGATGCTCTTAAACAAAGAGCTGATCAGATGAATATGTCTATGCTTGAATTTGTGCAGAAAATTGGAACTAATATCCAAAGGATAAATTCAGATATTGCAACTGGTCTAAAAGCCGGAGCCACCCCAGCCGGTGGCGGAGGTGGCCCTGTCATTGCTCCT